CGGGGGGGTGCACTGCGGAGCGCGCCCAAAAGGCCACTCTGACCCCCCCTGGGACTTAGTCCCTGAACCCCATCTATGTGATGGGGACCCAACGGCGCTTTAATGCAACTGCGCCGTGCAGTGCGAAACGCTCTAAATGAGCATTCCTGACATATCTCTGAACCTTGTTTGATCCAGAGATCGTTAAAGCAGGAAGCCTCTCGGCCTGCTGCTCTAACCTCAGGAGGCTCTTAGAAAGAGCACCGTAACCGTCCAATTTATCAGTACGATAAACTGGGCCTGGACACCAAGCCTTTATTTCTAGGCGTTGGAGTTTCTCGTTCCAGCGGACCCCGTTTCGGGGGTCCTCTCTGTAACGATATCCCAGAAAACAGTTACGGCCTAACCCAGGACTCGTATCAGATACGTAGGGCAAAGGCCCTAGCACCCGTTCACATTGATTAAACATGAACGAGGCGGTCCGCCAATAACCCTTCTTGTAGAAGAGGTTGGCAGTTGCCACCCACGATACAAGTCTATCGGGTTGTCGCCTGTTCTCAGGAACGTTTGTACTTAGGTACACCGGGGTTACCAGTGAACCCTTGTATGCGTCCACGCCACACGACTCTCGGAAGCTTCCGCTCACGAAAGTCTTATTGACGTTCACCTTACAATTGTACTTTCGTAGGTGATCGAGAACAGCTATCGCATATGTCGAAGGAACGACTATGTCGTCCCCATAGACATGGACATCCCTCGACACCAAAAAGGTGTTTTGGAATGTCACAGGAAGGTTATGTTCCTTGAGTAAAGCCATTACACATAAAGTGTAAAAGTACATGGCTTCAACAGGGAAACACAGAGCGCTACCCATAGAGGCAAACTTCTCGAGGGGACCCACAAGGGTTCCATCAGGAAGCTCAGCCTTGGTTGATCTACATGCGTCAATTGCGCCCCGAAGATCGGGGTGAAACCGAAACATCTCCAGAGCCAATGACCGCGGAACGCGATCACTAGCATCTGAAAGATCGATCGTTGCTAATCGACCGTTGATCGAACCGGATATAGCCAGCCTTTGGTTGATTGACTGATCACAAAAGTTAATGTGACCAGCTGTTAACCAATATGATTCGATCGCACTGTAAAGTGCATTGCGAATCCCTTGTTGCGCATATTGCTGGCAACATGGTTCTATAGCTATAATCCTAGGGCCTTTTAGTGTCTTCGGGACAGGAACCACCCTAACAGGTTGTTCCTCATCTTGGCTGATGATCGTAACATTTTGGAGCTCTCTCGAATCCTCCGGAATCCCCAAAGGGAAACCAGAATCAATGAGAGGGAAATAAGGCTCCAGACGATCATGCCACCTACGCCAGACAAATTTCTGATTTCCAGAAATTCGTTCGGCTGTAGCTCCCGGTCCATGCGCTGGAGAAAATGTAGCAAGGTCAATAGACCCAACCATATTACCCCAGAGCACAGAAGTAACATCGCAAAAATAACGATGCTCTTCTGACGAGAGAGAAAATTCACTAAAAGATCGCTCAATCTCAACGAAATTCGCAAGCGCGGTACGCGTCCTTTCGGACGTGCACTCAATTTCCAACTTCTTGAACGTAAGGCAAATTTGCCGTACAGATTCAACGATAGTAGAAATATCGCTTGCAGCAAGTAGAGTTTCGTCATCATAAATCCTTCCTGTCTCCCGGTCAAATATGAGACCGAGCATACCTCCGAGAAATCGGGGGATTGCTCCATGTTTCGCAAAATTCTGGAAACATGATGGGTCTACAACCCCATTAGCAAGGCTTCTCTCGAAGTCCCGGCAAAATTGGGGTAAGGTGATTGTCAGAAATGACAATCCCTCAGATCTGACCCGTGACTTAATTGTTTTCAAGTCACGAAAATCGGAGACATCAGCGACGCATTTGGCACATGCATCTAAATAGACGCATGTGACCAACTTTAGTTGGCCACTTACGTTGCTTTTCATGCCACCTCCAATCAGGAGGAAAGCATCAAGCCTCGTATGTCACCTGCGCCATTGCCAATAGTGGCAACGGCCAAACCGTCACCACCACGAAATAACGGTTGGTAAGCAATGGCAGAGTCTCATGACTCCTGGCCATATAGCTTTCCAACCATCGTGGAATCTAGCCAGGTCTTAAACCCGGCTACCAACTGATCCACTTGGGTCGACGAAAAGCCCACTTCTGGGCGGTCGACAACCACGTGGAGTGCCAAGGTCTCGTAATCATTGACAGATGTCAATGGATCCGCGACCACAGCACGTTGCTCCACCTTGGCCAAAGAGCGAATTCGACCTTTGGACTCTTGGTGGCTGATAGTCAATTTATATGACTTATCAGCAAGCTGATACGTCGTAGACGTACCAGTAGACGATACTTTTGGCATCGTCTTAGCAACTGCGTTGACGGTGATAGTTTGTGGATCGGTAAGCATAAAAGGTTGACCTCCAAAGTTTTACGGAAGTAAACCTGCTCCGGTCGGGTCCTTTTCCAAAGGGACCTTTCCTTTCTAAGGGAACAGGCAGATAGATACATTGGTGATTGGGTATCCTCCAAAACCGTTATGTCGTTTTTAGACAATACGGCGGCGAGAGATACCTAGAGCGCCAAGTATCGCAAGTTGCTTGGGAGACAATCCATTCCAAGCAAGGCCAAACCCGTATGGACTATCTGATTCTCGTCGGATCTTTACGTCGGTTAGACGCGAAAATTCGATGATTTTATGACCGCCAGTCTTAAAGGGGAGGTACTGTTTCAGTACAACCTCTCTAGTGTCATGGCGCATCAGAAACAGATATTGGGCGGCTATTGAGTCAAGTGCAAGGTCTTGAGCCCTGTCTATGACAGAGCCAAAGTCCGTGAACCAGTCAATAAGCCAAGTCCAGGGTATTGCTTTGTAGACGTTTGACGGGTTGATCCTGGCCCCATACATCGTCAATTGACGTTGTACGGTATTCCAGGCCGACGAATAGTCGGGTAACGATGCGTCAAATTCAGGGCGATAATACCTAAAAACACCAGAGGTAGTTATGAGAGACGCTTTGCGCTCCCATACTTCCCAATGGGAGGTATCATCAAACAAGGTACCTATGTAGTCACCAGCAGGCGAAACTCGCATGCCAGTGTCTGAAGATATCTTGCGCTCTGTATAATCGTCTAAAAGAGTAGCTCTCCGATGTATCCAGCGATTATTTTCAGAAGTCAATCGACTCCTGATATACGCTGCGTTTTGATATACATAGTTAAACTTTTGTATATCATTAATAAACGGAACCCAGCCAAATTCATGGTTGAGAAAGTGGTTGGCAGCCGATTTCGGCTGCATAGACCAATCGGATCTAGCAATTCCGCCAACGCCTTTCCACGCATCGTGGAAAGCGCCTGCTGAAGTCGAAAGCATACGAGGTATGTCTCGAGCTTCAGCCGCAAAAACTGCAAATCCAGCTTTCTCCAGGGAAGGCCTAGTTTTTTCATAGGCCTTAGCACTCCAGTCAGTAAGCGGAGGAATCAGAGGACTGGTATATCCAAGCAATTGCGACAAATTAGCATAGCTAGTATCATCGCCTTGGAAAATTGGGATTCCGAATCCCCCAGTATAACGAATCGGACCGGTGCCCACGCCATAAATGGCGCGTGTCACGGAACCCGAATCGTAACGACCGATTCCTTTGACCTCTTCAGGTGGGAACTCGATAGAAATTTTCGTAAACGGGCCACCAGTTTTCCAACAACCGCGAGCGCCGGAGGATCCACCAAACGTTCGTTTGTGGATCTCATCCATAACGCTTTCGGCCTTAGAAAACGGCGTCTGTGTCTGAAACAAGGTATCCCCCATGGGGACCCAAAGTCCAGTATCCACAGATTTCAATTCCCATTTCCCTGTCTTAATAACAGGGTCTTGATAACCCAGCTTAAACTGCTGAGAATCAAGATATGGAATTGTGCGCGTCCGAAATCGATAATCCCCTACTGACATAAGCAAACCTCCATACGACAAGATGAAGTGGTCAGTGTAGACCAATGCACAGCTCTTCATCAGGAAAAGTGAAAACATTAGTAGCAGGCAATCAGGCAGAAACCTGAAAGATAACTAGATTAAAACCGGTTTTCACCAGTTTGCATCTTGTTAATCTTCGCAAAGTTCTTATCCTTACGGATAACTTTGATGATCTCATCGATGGTTGAAAGTGATAAACTTCCAATGACAGCGATGATGTTCAGGATTTTCATGAACTTGGTCATTCTTTCTCCTATAAGGAAAGAGGACAGCCTCCTCCATGATATTCGGCTTGCGCCTACATTTATACGTTTTCACGTATTTGAGGAAATGCATCGCTGCACCTCCAGACACCCCCAAG